GCCTGTTGATCCTCGCACATGAGGGGTATTGATTAAAGCCACCTTAACAAACCCGCCCTGTTGAAACAATGCCCCTGTTTCTAGACCACTGTCGTCAGTCTGCAAGTCAGTCAAAGTCAGCCTAGTTGCGCGTTCTTCACCAGGGTTTTGCTGCTGCTCCATGTAAACAGAAAAACTCCGCGTTAAGTTTGCGAAGTATTGCTGGTCATACTGTGTAGGCGGCACCGCAAAGAACGGAAGGATTAGGTTTCTAGACACTACCTTCTCCCGTCAGTGCGGATATCCAGTCTCGGTGAACCTAATCTCCAGCCAACACCAGAATCTTCCGACTCTACCCGCATCGCAAAGCTACGACCCCGCAACCTCAGATGCACTTGCTCAGTAAACTGCTCGACAGGAACCGAAGCTGTCTTGGTAATCTGCTTCTCCGTCGATTGTAGGTAGTCGCCACCAGGGAAGTTGCGAGTCTTGATTGTAAAGTTAGCACTTGGATTAGCCGCAGTAGATCCGCGGAACGTAACGTCAGGAATCATCCGCTTGATGAACGCAAACTTGTCGCCATCCCCAATGTCGATTTGGCTTGACTCGATGTACGCCGTAAACGCAGACCCGTCATCGTCAAAGCCTGTTTCCTGAGAGTACAGGTAGTTGTCAGGCCCTGCGGCAATGGGCTGATCGAAGATGCCTCGGTCCATCCAGAAGCTGCGCTCAAGTGCACCGTAGTACCAAATCTGCTGCTGGTAGTTGTAAACAACGTAACGGTCATTTACGGCACTCGTTGCAGACGGATAGAACCACCAGACTTCCGAGAACGATGTGTTGCTTGAAGCTACAATCTTTTCGCGCTGAGTCAAATTGATGTCGTCAAACACATAGTCTCGAACGGTGCAAGGCAACCTTTGAACTGTACCGCCATACGCATAGAACTCTTTCAGGCCCATCCAATACACGTTGTCCTCAATGGGAACCGCGGCAAGCGGACCCATGGTCGTAATATTCTCAGACACCAAGTTCACACCAAAGGTAAACGGTGGGCCTAAGTACTGCATCGCGTACAAGGACTCGTCCGTAAACACCAAGACCTGCTGGCGCGTTTCAATCGCCATAACAATCTCGGACCCAGAACCAAGGCGCAACTCACCCGCAGTATTATTCGCAGTAGTACCCCAATCGGTCAGAGACTCTTGGGACGAGAACCGGATAGCCAGCGGATCCTGCACTCCAGGGTTAGTTTCTGTATCACAGCCAAAAGCAATAATGTGTCTGTCACGGTCAGAAACCAGAACTTGCTTGGCAATAGTCGGAGTTAAATTTGCCCCCGCCAAAGAATCAAGACTCACGGCCCGCGAACTAAGGCCCCCAGTTTTGTCCCAGTAATAGATGCCGCCGTTACGCACATTAACGAGCAAGTCCTCGCCAAAGTTGTCGTGTGTCCAGATACGGAGAGTGGATGTTACAATCGGGGAGGATGAGGCAGAGCCCCATGTACCACGGCCCCAGAAACCAACGCCCCAGCCTGCACCAAAAGTAGAAGTATCAAGACCGATACTGATTTGGTATGCGCCAACAACCGACGAGCCGCCGTTGGCCGTGTCAGAGCCATTAGCAGGAACAAGAGTTGGAGCAAGTTGCCCATCTACCGTAATGTCTGCGATGCTAGTGCCTGCGGTTCGAGCCAAAACAGTATAAGTGTTGGCACCTAAAATTCCTGTTATGTTGTATTCTTGGTTTAACACCGCTGCGGTGATAACCCCACCAAGACTAGCCGCTCCGCTGAATGTCACAAAGTCTCCGGACACAGCCCCGTGGTTTGCATCGGTCACAGTAATTGTTGATGACCCGCTGGTTGCAGCGAAGGTCACATCTCCCGCAACCGTAGTTGCGCGAAGAGGTGTGATGTCGTTATACAGACCACCATCTTGGTTAATGTAGTACTTTAAACTTGTGCCGATTCCGATATAACGACTGTTGTCCAAAGCCACCCAAGGGTGCATCGCCCTAGCAGAGCCGAGGTACGAGAACCCTGAAAACTTCTCCCAGCCGCCGATCTTCTCGGGCATACCGAAACGAAACCGCACCTTATCCACATCGAACCAGCCGCCCTCATTTGTGTAGGACGTTGTTTCTCTATTAATACCGGGCTTGAACTGGAGTTTGGTAAGCGGCATGTGGCATATCCTATGCGTTCAGAGCGTCAAGATCATCCCACACACGTTGAGCGTGAGCAGCGGCATCGAAAGCAACTGTTGCGTCAGGATCGCTTGGGTCTGGGTCCGTCCAGCTATTTGCTGTAGCCTCTGCGGCAAGATACGTCTGCAAGTCTGCTTTGGACGCAAATACTGTAATCGCATCAGATGTGCTAGCTCCGTCTGCGGAAACGCCAATCATCATCCAATCCTGCGGTGAGGCAGTGTTTGGATCAGCAACCGCGTACATCCCGCCAGTTGATTGCGGAACGCCAAACGTCAGCCACGTTGGGATAGTCCCATCCGCTTCGAGGCGATACTTTACTACTTTATGAGCCATCAGTTTGGTCCTCTATTAAGGTGGTGTTCGTCAAAGACGTTTCGTCGAGTATAGCAAAACCACGGCTCTCTGCAAAGGCACTTGGACAATGCGACCACTTATCAGCGCAAGCCTCTAGCCACTGCACCGTGTGGTGATGCTCTGGCGCTTTGCCTTCTTTGATAAGCTCGTTTTCCCAGTTGAGATACGACATAACTTCAAGCTGTGCCTGCGCTGCATTGATGCCAAGGTCAAACAGGTAGATCATGTTGCCTTCGTCAATTACGCCGTTGCGTGGACGGGCAGAGTTTAGCGCCTGCTTCAGGCAAGTCATAATGTGATATTTGACTTCCTCAAGCTCGTAGTCAGCCTCAGTCAGCTCATCCTTGCCAATTTTCTTCATCAGGTTTTCATACTGATTGGTGAAGAAGTTGAGCTTGCGAACAGCCGCCTCAACATAGCCCCGTGAGGATGCAGCGTTGGCTTGCTTTTCGTTAATCTTAATCTCAAGCATCTCTTGCTCAAGATCGTCAGTCTCTTCAAGCAGCTTACGCTCCAGCTTTTTGAGCTTTATTTCTTCCTTTTTCATGCGGAAGTAGCCCTCTTGCAAGGCGGACTTGGTCTTCTCAATCTCAGCAAGGCTGTGCTTCACAGAACGGATCGGCGTGATTGCAGTCACGTCCAGCGTCACGCTCATCATCTGAGAGTGCGACTTGTAAAAGTTGGTTGACGCCTGCGCAATGGCGGGTGCTTTGTCGGCAATGTTAGCCAGCATAGATTTATACTCAGGCTTCGCGCTTGGAAGCTGAATGTTAAGGTCTGTTGTGGCTAGTGCCGTTTCTTTTATTGTATCTTTAGGCATGGTTTTCTCCCGTTATCATGCTGCGCGTGATGAACAACCAGTACGCCAGCGACTATTAAACAACATGTCACCAAAGTCTGTTCCGTTCCCAGTTGAAGCTATGGTTATATACTCAATATGGTTAAAATAAATAGTGCTGCCAGCGAAAGTAGAACCAGACGCAAACACGCCCCGCGTGTTACTTGAAACTGCGCCTCGGTTTGCAATCGTAGAAACTGCATCACCAAAATCTGTGGTGTTTCCAGTAGAAGCAATCGTTACATACTCTAAAGTGTTTACATAAGTGCTTGTTTGAGCAACTTGGATAACGCCCCTTGTGCTAGAAGATACCGCCGCATTATTGTAACACGCCACGCTAATGTCACCAAAGTCTAACGCATTCCCTGTTGAAGCTATAGTTATATAGTCCAGTATATTCGTTTCACCAGAAGTTGTGTCACCACCTGCAAATACGCCTCGCGTGGGCGAGGAAAACCCGCAAAATTCTTTACGCGCTAATGTCAAATCACCAAAGTCTGACGCATTCCCTGCTGTTGCCATCTCAATATACTGGATAACATTTGTGTTGGAACCAATGTTACCCCCAGAGAAAACGCCCCTTGTGCTACTGGAGCAACTAGCAGCACCACTTGAAGTGTTGAGCAAATCACCAAAATCAGTGGCATTTCCAGATGTAGCAAACAAAACAAAGTCTATGACGTTTTGACTGCCGCCCATCCATATGCCGCGCGTAGTTGACCCCACTGCACTTGGTCTTGATGTTGTTCGCGAAAGGTCGCCAAAGTCTGTAGAATTTCCTGTTGTATCTATGACAATTTTTTCAATTGAATTGGTACTACCAACACCCTCTATTTGACCGCCGCCGAACAAACCAGTAACTGGCGCAGCATTCCCCGCCGTAGGCCACAGCCCCGCCTTAGTGTACGCAAAGGCTTCCGCAAGGGACCACACGCCAGATGCTGCGCTGTCCTGATATGGCCCAGCAGGCGCGGTCGGAGTATCCGTGATGATGTTGCCGAGGTATCTTTTATCAGACATTAGGATAGTCCTCCGTGGGCGTTGGAACAGGCGGCCAAGTAACGCTTTGCTACTGTTAAGTCGCCAAAATCCTGTGCGTTCCCAGCGGTTGCAAACGTGATGTAGTCTATTGTATCAGTGTAACCTGATGTCGGATACCCGCCAGCAAAAATGCCTCTTGTTGCGTTTGAAGTGCCGCCAGAACCGTGGCGTCCAAGCGTCAGGTCTCCGAAGTCTGTAGCATTTCCAGTTGTTGCAAGGGTTACATATCCTATAATATTCAAGCCAACCGAATAAGAAGGATTATTGGTTGTTCCTCCCGAAATAACTCCTCTAACTCCGTTAGAACAGGATGCGGCCCAAAGTGGAAAAGTGGTAAGATTTCCAAAATCTGTAGCGTTACCCGCAGAAGCTATTGTAAAGTAATCAATTACATTTATGTATCCGCTGCCGCCAGACGATATTAATCTGGTTGAGCTACTGGTGGAAGACGTACCATATTTGCTTGAAGATGCGCTGCCAAAACTTGTAGCATTTCCCGTAGATGCAATTGTTACATAATCAACTACATCTGTGTAAGTACCGCCATTATTACCAGCAACAAACAAAGCTCTAGTTTCATTTGAAGCCGCTGAGATATTTTGTCTTCCTTCAGTTAAGTTTCCAAAATCAACCGCTGCCCCCGTTGCTGCAATAGCAAAGTATTCAATTATGTCTACATTGTTGTATCCGCCGCCGACAAGTCCTCTGGTGGCGGAAGATGCGCCAGACACGGCATTTCTTGCAGAGCTTAAATCACCATAGTCGGTTGCATTTCCAGTTGAGGAAATAAGAAGTGAGTCTATAGTTGCAGAGTATGCACCACCTGTTGCAGTTCCGCCAAAAAAGAGTCCTCTATCAGCTACAAACGTAGGCCACCCTGTTCTATTCTGATAATGTGTTGAAAGGCTCCATACACCTTGATAATTGGGCATTATGAAAGTCCTCCGTGGGCGGATGATGCGCCACCAACATTATTTCTTGTGACACTCAAATCACCAAAATCTGTAGCATTTCCCGTCGTAGCAATGGTTACTTGATCAATCGTATTAAGCTTGCTGCTACCATCACTTGCCAAGGAAATCGCCATTATTGTGGCAGAAGTAACTCCAATGTTTTGCTCAGACGAAGTGGTCAGGTTGCCGAAATCTGTTGCATTACCCGTTGAAGCAATAGTGATGTATTGGATAACATTTGAACCGCCACCCGTGAAAATACCTCTAGTAGTGTTACTGCCAGATCCGAGCTTACTGGCAACGGACAGTATATCGCCAAAATCAGCGGCGTTTCCCGTAGAGGATATAGTGACATAACTTATGGTGTCGTTAGCATCACCGTCTTCTTTGAACACACCCCTAGTAGGCGATGCAAGACCTGCAAGACCGTCTGAATTAGAAATCAAGTCACCAAAGTCAGTACCATTACCAGCTGATGCTATAGTGTAGTAATCTATGACGTTACTATTATTCCCACCAGCAGACAAAGCTCTTGTGCTGCTAGAGCAAACACCGCTTCGATTTCTTGCGTTAGTAGAGTTACCAAAATCCGTAGCGTTGCCAGCCGATGCAAAAGTAATATAATCAACGACATTTACTTTAGTTCCAGAAGTGTTTTCACCGCCAAAAAACAAGCCTCTAGTAGACGATCCGCCGCTTCCTCCACCAAGCTCGTATCTACTGACGGTAAGATCGCCAAAGTCAGTAGCGTTCCCTGCGGAACTAAGCGTAATAAAATCTATTACATTGGAAGCACTACTAGAGCCGCCAGCCGTAAGACCTCCAGCAAACAAACCAATAGGCGCAGCAGGACTTACACCACCACTCGCATCACTAGGGCTAGACCACCCAAACGGATTGATCGCCCATACGTTGAACGTGTACTCAGTGCCGTTGGTAAGGCCCGTGACTGTGACAGGGGAAGCAGTGGGGTAAGTGTCTATCCCAGTAGAATATTGGTATATGGTGTCTGAAGTTGCCCCGCAAACATACATTTTTGCGCCGCTGCTATTAAACTCAACAGCACGGGGGGTGGCATCTTGACCTGAGACACTGAAGCTAACATTGTCGTATGACATTGTACTTACATTAAAAGCGGTGGACAAAGAATATTGGTAAACACTATCTCCAGTACTTCCAACAACAAAAAGTTTGGTTCCGTCAGCGTTAAATGTCAGCCCCTCTGGCACAGTATCTTGAGAAATACTAAAGCTAACGCTGTCATAGGATGCAGTGCCTACGTTAAAAGCAGTGCTTAACGAATACTGGAATACGGCATCCGCACTAACCCCCAAAATATACATTTTTGTGCCATCACTATTAAAGCACACATCTCTAGGGCCAGTTTCTTGAGAGCTAACACTGAAACTAACGCTGTCATAGGATGCAGTGCTTAAATCAAATCCAGTTGTTAACGCATATTGAAATACGGCATCGCCAGTAGACCCGACAACATACATTTTTGTGCCGTCATTGTTAAAGTTTAAACCTGTTGGATTTTCCTCTTGGCTCGTAACAGTTAAACTTACGCTGTCGTAAGAGCTAGAAGATATATCAAAAGCCGGAGACAATGAGTATTGGTAAATAGTCTCATTAGTTTTGTTTATAGCAAACAGCTTTGTTCCATCGTTGTTAAATCTAATGCCTTCGGGAGAGGTCACTGGCTCAGATGGGTCAAAACTTATGTTGTCGTATGATGCATTACCTAAATCGTAGCTACTTTCATAGCTGCCACTGCCATCCGCAGACTGAACATTATAACCAGTAATAGCAGCCCCACCCACGTCACTTGGCGCAGTCCAACTCACCGTTACCTGCTCGTCACCCGCAGTGCCACTAACCCCTGTCGCTTGATCAGGTGCGTTTATACCGTCTTGGCCTATGAAGCCGCCTGTACGTTTAGCCATCAGAGGCTCCTATTAGCTAATTTCCTCGTAGCTAACGATCACTTCCAGATCATTCGCAGTGCCAGCCGTTGCCGTGATGGAACGATCTTCTTCAAGGTATACAGATGTACCCTTGTCCAAAGCAACAAGCGAAGCGTCAGCAGGGACAGATACAGTGCTTACAAGCGAGTAAGCTGTGCCACCACCAGCGGCGGCGCTGTGCATGTCCACAGTAACGTCAGCGGCGTTTGAGCCATCGACGTTAGCAACTTGGATCATGTTGATTTTAAAGACCTTGCCACTTGATGCGGCATTGCTAACCAGTGTGGTAGCTGAAGTCGTGGAAAGCGCGATAGTGGCGGATTTGCCTGTGATCGTGCTTACGTTTACAATATTTGGTGCAGCCATTTTCTAGCCTCCTTTATCCAAAAACAATTGCCATAGCAATGGCCTTACCAGTTGAAATTCCTGCGCTATCAAATGATAGCGTTCCCGAACCGTCGGTTACAAGTGCTTGACCACTTGTACCATCTGCGCCGGGCATTGTCAGCGTAAAACTTGCGCTAACCGTAGTTGGCGCATCTAGCCCAACATACTCACCGCCTGCGGCGTCCTCTAATCTTAATGCCGGAGCCAAGGCCCCAGTGCCAATAAAGTCGGCTAAATCTTTTGCGCGGGTTGCCATTTATCAAACTCCTTACGGTTTAGTCGGCCAGTCGGCCTCAACAAGGTTAGGCCAATTAGCATGATCTGTGATGTCACGAAGCGCCTGACGGTACGTTGTCATGTCTGCGTCCATCGTTACATCAGTCAACGCAAAGTAATCCGTACCAGCCAGCAAGCCATCACGCTTGGTGCGATTACCTTCAGCTACCTTTGCATCCAGAGTGGCCTGATAGGCTGTCTCATGCTGTGCCTTGGTGGTAGTCACCACGTTGCCATCGTCATCTGTCTCTGTGGTATCAGCAAACATATCCCTAGCAACGTACTTTTCTACCCAATTTCCGTTGCCATCTTGCTCAACGCCATCACGCACGGACGCTTGATACGCTGTTGTTGTAGCCGCTGGGCTGCGTAGGACAGCCTCTAAGTTAAGGCCAGCGATTGTTGCAGTCTTCCATACACGGGGCAGGGAGGTATTGCTGTAGTGGCTGCGCCATTGACCTTGGGTCTTAACTTCGCCTGTTTCGGTGTGTCGATATTCAGCCATCCGATTGATCCTTTCGTGATGCTGTTGATGTTATGCGATTGCGTAGAAAATGTAATTTCCACCGTTTACGTTGAGGTTGTTTTGTGTTTCCTGATTAATAATAAACCCGCTACTGTCAGGATCTACTACGTCTATATTTGCATTTTCGGCTTGGGTGTCGTTCAATAGAATGTAGGGGCTATTGCCGCCAACTATACCTCGGAGGCTGTCGAAAATTACCCAGTTACCATTGGCGTCAGTTCGCTTAATGAGAATAAAACTTGCGCCCGAAGTGAAGCCACAATTGATAGTTTGGTTAGAGCCGTTTCCAGTGAACGAACCAACCTTAGATATTCCATCTAGTGTCGCAAAAAAGTAACCGATCATGGCGGTTCCTGTGTTCCAGACAGCGTTCTCTCTAATGCCAAACTCCGTTGCAGAAGGACTAGGCCACAATGCGCTTGTTACAGTATTATCGTCATCTTCGTTTAGAGATAAAAACCCATTAGAGCCTACATCTTTGTGATATACATACCAGCTCTCAACGTAATCCCTGCTTTTTACCCAAGCCATTTCTGGCGTTACGGTTAAGTTATGGTCTAACCTTCTATTTGCAGTATTTTCTGTATTCCAAGCAACAACATCAAAATAGCCCGGCGCACGTTTCCACATATAGGATATTACAGACGATCCCTGAGCAGGTTCACTATTCCACCCGTTCATATAATCCCAAGCAAAGTCAGTGTTTGCTGCTTCTGCGTTAGTGTCATTTGTCCTTAAATAATTAGCACCTATAAGTCTTGACCCGAAGAAGTTAACTGATGTTGCAGCAGCGTTTTTACTGAAAGCAGCATCTACGGGGAAGTTAGACCTAAACGCAGGGACATTATTATCAGGAGCATTGTCTTGCTGCAAAGCAAACACATCAGTCGCATCCTCTGGCACCGCTAGTGGACCACGGCGGATTGCCATGTAGATGTAGGTGTCATTATTATTATTTGTTTCGCTGCCCCCTTGAGTAAGCTGAAAGCCATTTGCGCTAAGGGCTACAGGCCCTGTGTCAGTTTGCTCTGCTGCAATTGAGTTTGCTTCAAGAAATGCTCCTGATCCGCCTACAGGCATCCCTCGCATCACATCAAATATGCGCCATTCTTTAGCAATAGATGAGCCTTTTATCATAAGCCATTGCGGTTCAAAGCCAAGATCAATTACAGGGCCAGTGGAAGAACCATTACCCGTATAACTCCCACACTTGATAATATCTTGGTCACCATCAGGACCGAACTCACCGTCACCATCGTTGTGTGCGAAGAGGTAGGCAACGTAGGTTGCATTGTTATGGTTGTTGACAGCGGCACTTGTCCCTACAGTAAACTCACTGCTGGTTGGTGCAGTGTCGTTCCATACAGTTGTAGCCTGATCTTCAACAGCCGTGGAGTCTAAGAGTGTATAATACTGCTCTGGGTTAGTGCCACCATTTAACCCTTTGTGATACACTACCCAACTAGCTGAGGAGTCAGTTCTTTTAACAACAAGCATACCCACAGTCGTACCAAGATCATGGCTAATAGTCCGACCAGCAACACCATTTCCAGTATAGGTTAAACATGTGAAAAACTTAGGGGCTTTCCGCCATGACCAAGAGACATAATCTTGCCCTGTTTCATTCACTGTACCAGAACTTGTACTATTTATAGTAAATCCAGTAGATGTTGGGGCAGTATCAAAGTCATCATACTCAGCACTGGTATTGTTAGAAAAAAGAGGAAAATGCTCTGAACCAGTTGCCCGTGTAGAGTCATAAAGTGCATGGCTTCCAGCTTGTGATCTAACCTTTAGCCACCAAAGCCCACCTTCGCCAGCAAGGTCTATGCCGTTAGTAATTGTTTGGGCAGAACTATTTCCATTATACAAATAAGTGCTGAACACATCTGTAATATCAAGCCCACCACCACCAGCATTACCAGCAGCAGACATTAGCATCTTTTTCTTAGTAGCCATTATGTAAGCTCCCTATTATGCCAAAGCCTGACCAGCAGTAAATCCGTACCAAGTAGTCCCACCGTCACGGGTGGTGAACACGAAGATGTCCTTAGCTGAAGCAGTAGCTGTCAGGGTAGGAGCAGTAGCGGCTGGCCAGTCTACACTTGAGGGCCAAGTAACTGCGAAGCCAGATGCACCGCTGTCTTGGATGATCTCAATGCTGAACGTGAAGCCTGTGCCAGTTGCGGGTGGGTTGCTGAAGGTAAACGTGGTGTTCTCTGTCAGTACGTGGCTGAAGCTGTTGCCTGTCTCGCAGTTGACTGTAGTAGCGTTGCTTGTAGATGTGACAGCGGCATAAGTCTCGTTGTAGCTGTCGGCTATAAGCTCGCCCGTAATATCTACGTCGCCAGTGTAGGTTGCGCCGACTTTTGCATTAATCTGCGTCTGGATAGCGGAGGTTACGCCGTCAACGTAATTAAGCTCGGCTGTCGTAGCCGTAACACCGTCAAGCAAGTTTAACTCAGCGGCTGTGGACGTAACACCGTCAAGTATATTTAATTCTGCCGCCGTGGCAGTAACACCAAGGTTCGTCAGAGCGGTTGCCGCATCTCCAAGGTCCGACAAGTTGTTGGCAGACTGTGCGTATCTAGCGTCGGACTGCGCCTTAGTATACGCGCTCGTCACCACAAAAGTAGCAAACGCAACAACGTCAACACTGTCTCCAGTTGTAGCACCTGCCGCCAAGACAACCGATGTACCATTACTAGCAGTGTAATCTGTCGTGTCTTTTAGCAAAACGCCGTTCTGATAAACTTGAATATTTCCAACCGTGTAGGTCACAGCGAAGGTTGTTTGCGCAGAGGTCGCTGTAAACGATGTCACATCAACAGTGTTTGTCGCTGCGGAACCCGCTGTAATCTCAACAACCGCTGCGCTTCCGCCAGCACCATCGCAGTAAACAATTGAGGAACTACCGTCTAAAATGTCTACATTCGCACCAGAACCTTGAGAGATTGTCAGAGTCTGTCCGCAATCGTTCTTTATAAAGTAGACTTTCTGCGCATCATTTGGTGCAATCGTCGCCGTAACGGCAACTCCCGGTGTGCCGCCGAAAACCAGAACTTTACTCATACCGTCAGACAATGTGCCGTCTGTAGTTGTGACAGTTTTAGTCGAACCCGTAAGAGTTATATCGACAACCCCGTTTGTTAAACGGTCAATGATGTCAAAGTTCGTGTTGGTAGATGCACCCCATGTTCCGGATTCATCTCCCGTGGCGATTTTCTTTAACCCGCCGTTTACTGTGAAGGTCGCCATGTTTCTTTACCTTTACGCTGCTATTTCAGTCCATGTTACACCAGAAACTGGTTCTTCTTCTGTCCAAGTGCTGCCCGGTGATGGGGCTACGCCTGTCCAGCTTGTCCCCGGTTGAGGAATTATTTGATCGTAAACTAGCACAGAACCAATCGCTGCGCTAGCACTAAGCCCCGTAACCGAAATTCGTACACTTAAAATCGTTTCCACCGAACCAACTTGAGCCGTTGCGATCATATCAATGTTGTTTACAGGAACTCTTTGGAACGTGCGAAGATCAACAGGATTAACAAGACCTGTCGCCGCAATCCCCGTCACTTCGACGTTAGGAGCATCACCAATTACAGTCGGAGCAGTCACCCCACTAACTGTTTCAACGCCTACTGCGTTTACATCTACGCCTGTACCAGCGTTAATAACTACGCTGCCTACGTTGCCAGAAGCCTCAAGCCCTGTCGCAGGAGCATAAGCGTTGATAACAACGGTTACGCCGTTAAGAGCGGTTGTGCCAAGCAATGACGCGGTTAGCGTCACCGTAATCCCAGTACCCTCGACAACCGTTACAGAGTCAACAAACCCCGTAGCCTCAAGTCCTGTCGTTGGGATATTCTGCTCGGTACGGAGTGTAACCACACCAACAGTACCCGTGCCAGATACGCCAACAGCAATAACACTATTATCGCCTTTGGCAATAACCGAGCCAACGGCGCTGACGGTTGCAAGACCTGTAACCGCTACAGAGACATTCTCTCGAACAACGGCTGAACCAACTTGGCCCTGCATAGCGCCAAGCGTAGACTGCTCACCGCCCCAAGATGTAACGCCAAACCCTAGCTCACCCCACCCGTTAAGAGTATGGCCCACACGGACAGGGACTGCTTCATTCCAAGCACCCTCTCCCCATTCTCCACGACTCCAACCAGTGATGTTCGCCATAGGGAAACTCCCTACGCGATACGGATAAGTGCGTTGCTCGCGTCAGCCGTTGGGAACACAATCTGGAAGTCACCCGATGTAGAAGACTTGTCAGAGCCAAAGTCCAGTACAACGATAGAGTCTGTTGTCCCTGTGCCCGCGCCAGTAGTTGTGTTGTAAATCAACGCTCCACGAGCCGTAATCGTGGCAGATGTAAACGTCAGATCCGCAAAGTCTGTGAACGCCGTGGTTCCAGAAGTTGTTGGAGTTACGTTGGCCAACGCACCGCCACCCGCAGCATACGATCCGGAGTTACCCACCTCGTTAGTCGCAGTGTAGTCTGTAGTTGCCGCTGTAAACGAGGCGTTGTTGTCGTACAGGGCTAGCTTGAACGCATCGCCTGTAGAGTTTGTAAAGTTGTGACTACCTGTAAGCAGTTCCTGCTTAAAAGAAGTACACATAAAGTTTCCTGTAAAGGCCATAGTTAAAGTCTCCTTATGAGTTCAGCCAGTTCGGGGTGTCCCGCATCCTTGATTGCATTATACACAGTTGTGCGGTCGCTGCGAATAGCCTGCCGCATATAATATGCAACAAGCGTTTCGACGTGCTTTGAAAAAGCACGAGCTTGGTCTCGTATCCCAGGATGGGCGCTATCGGAAACCGAAATAATTTTATCAACACATTGCTCCGCCAACTCGTCTGGCGAAAAACCTCGGTTGTCCGTGGTCTTTACCCCGATAACTGGAGCATCTTTATTAATGTCTACCTTGAACTCAAACATTATTGCTGCGCCCTTATAAGCTTACCATTTCGGTATTCATCGGTGGTTTCTTTAGCTTCTCCCAGCATCTTGACACCAATCAATGCTTCTTGGAAACGACCAGCGTACATACCCATAACGTCCGGCTCACCCTTCATGTAGATGTAAGCCTCGATTAACGATCCATATAACATTGCCATTTCAGCGTTTACACTTAGCCAAGTTGTACCATTTGCAGTACCTGCTGTTATACTGAGCGGACGATAAAAATAATGTAGCTCCGCAGTGTAGTTATTTCCCACGGACGGCGCATCAGGTGTCGGTGCCAGCAAGAAGTTTTCTAGATCAAATACTCCATAGTAGCGAGGCGCACCTGTTGTAGTGTCGTCCGGAGTGTAGGTCTGCAAAAAACTTGGGTCTTTGAACTCAACAAAAAACCTGTCTTCGTCTGGTCCCCGCAAACTCAAGGAAAATGGAGCCAGATAGTCCGATGGCACCGCCAGATAAGGGTTGCCTGCTGTAGTCGAAGCAGTGGAGTTTTTTCTAAATAAACTAAGTTGTACGTTCTTCAAGATTCTTTCTTCCGCCTGCCGAATAAACAACGGAAGATTTGTGACAAACGATGTCTCGTCATTCTCAGTGTAATCTTGAATAGCCTGCTTTAGCTGCGCGTATGTAAAACTCATGTCGTTACCACCGTTACTGTTCCAACGGCCCCTTGAGCGACCAAGTTATCTGGAGGGCTGATGCCGGGTATGTAGGCAAACCCCACTGGATTCCACCCCCACTGTAGCGCCCTTTGCTCGGCAAGGCCAGACTCAGGACGTGGGTTCATCAACGCTTGGGGATCGGGGAAAGCTTTCGGCGGAAACAACTGAGGGTGTTTTGTCTCGAACTCATCGGGGCCAACCTTGGCACCAGTCCACTCTACCTTCATCTCACGAAGAAGGTAGCGGCGACCAGACCGATCAGATATTCCCCAAGCATTTTTTCCCGCAGCGTAAGGCATTAGACCCTCAAATAAGCTAGGCTAGGTTGCAGTTTCAACGGAGTACGGCCCTGATCCTCGTCCGCCGCACGTTGGAACTCTTCTTCGTAGATAGTCTTTAGCATTTGAATCCGCTCCGGAGCACGTTTAACTGCCATATAGTATGCCAAACCAGCAGCCATGCACGGGTAAAAACGGAACGGCATGTCAGTTGTGTTTACCAAATCGTCCGCATCCTCGATCCTACGCACATAGTAGTACCGAATCTGGTCGGTTGAGTT